TCATCGCCGACTGCTTTAAACTCACGCGACGACTTTAGCCCCATGAGCGCTTGCATGTCAGTCAACACGTCGCTCAGCATCCCTGATGTGTCAATCGCCCGAATCGCTTCAAGCCTCGCGTTGATTTCATCGGCGCCCGCGCCAGCATTTTGCGCATCTCGTAGGCCTTTGAGTTCTTTTTTCACATTGGCGGGTGCTTTGCCTGAGGCTATCAACCTGTCAACCACATTTTGAAAGCCTTGCGAAATGGTGTTGCCGCCAGCGACTTCTTTTTTCAACTCAGCGCGCAAATCAATTTTAAATTCTTTTTTAAAGTGTTTTTGCAAGTCGGCGGACATGATTTTACTCTGCATATTCAAAACGCTGGTTGCGGCGGTTGAATCATTGCCCGTGGCTTTTTTCGCCATTTGAAAATCAGCCACCGCTTGATTGGTCGCCTCATCTTTATTCATGCCCATACCCTTGTAATTGAGTATGGCTTGTGACAGGCCATTTTTAACCATGCTGTCGGCTTCAAATGTGCCCAACTGCCCACCTTTGACAATTGCGCTGATTTTATTCACCAGCTCATCGCCCTTAAAACCAGCAGAAGATAAAGTATTGGTTAAATCGGCAAAGCTATTGCTGTCCATTTGTGCGCCAATTTGAGCCTTTGCCAACTGCGGCAATACAGCGTAAGCGTCTTCACGCGCCATACCGCCGCCCGCTAGGCTACCCAATAACGACATGACTTCCTCACGCTGCATCCCACCGTTGGTTAGCTTTGTCGCCTCGCTTACCTTTTCTTCAGCAACCGCGCGCCCTGCGATTTTACCCGCGCCGTCGCGGTCATGATATAAAGTATTTGCCGTGTGCTGTGCCTGTGTCTCATAATCCATTTCAGGCTTTATTTTTGCAGCAATCACCATTTTAGCTGCCGTAAAACCCGCCACCGCTTGCGCCCCCATACTGCCCCATGATTTCATCCGCTCACCAATGCCGCGCACTTGCGTGTCGATTGCGGCCAGCGGCTGGCGCATGTTGCCAATCTGTGCGCCTGATGTGCGCGCGGCTGTGCCAATGCCGCGCATGTGGCTTTCAACCGATTGGGCGCTGGTACCAGCCGCGCGCATGCCTTGCGCGCCGTCGCTCCCCATGCGGCGCAATGCGCCGCCTGCCTGCACGGCGCTGGCGTTGACCTTGCCTGTTGCGCTGTCAATCAATCCTAGCTGTTGCAATAAATTGCGCGAGCCTTGGTCGTGCAGCGTGACAATAATTTTTACATCGGCGTTTGAACTCATTTTTTATCTTCCAGTGCTTTTTCTCGCGCGGCTTGGCGCGCCAATCGTGCTGCTTTATCCACCGTATAGGTTTGGCTGCCCGTGCCGCTTGCGTCGGCGGTGGTTTTTTGCCGCGCAAGCTCGCCCAAAGCGTCGACAAAACGCACCAGCACGTATAATGGCTGGGCGAGTATCCAATACGCGTCCCAGCCTCTGTCGAGCAGGCTCGCCACGGTAATTGACAGTTGGTTTAACTGAGCTTTGGCGTTGAATCGCTCGGTGTTGACGCTTTTTCTGTCTTGGGCGCGCTCAACTTTTTTGCCAGTTCACCTGCGGCTTGATTGAGTACGTCATAGTCTTGGGTGGTTAAGCCCAGCACCATGTCAACGCTGGCGAGCTGCTCGTTGACAAACAACATGCGGGCGTACTCATACGGGCGCACACGCATTACGCTGACGTCGTTGCCGTGTTCCACAATAGCCTCTTCTAATGCGTCCATCGCGCCGCCAGCGGTTAACGGGCGCAGCTCAAATGCGGTGGCGCCGTCAACCCCAATCATAAATTTTCCTTGAATCTGTATCATGTCCAGCTCCTTTTAAAATGGCGGGCATGATGCCCGCCACAGTTATAACTACAATAAAAATTAAAATGACAATGTTTACTCAACAATCCGATTTAACGCGCCCAGCGTTAAATCGCGCATGGCTTCTTTGTCCACTTCATACTTGCCCGACATATCGGTGACAAAGCAGCCTTGATACGTGATGCGATCGCCGCCCTCAACGGACTGAATGGTCACTTTGCCGTCGTCCAGCGCCAGCCAGTCAGGCTCGCCGCTGATTGGAATAGGCAACGATACCTTGAGGGTAAACTCAGGAATCACTTGGCAACGCCCCTTGGCGCGTTGTTTGCGGTTCATGGTTTTGACCAGTTTTTTATTGCCTTTGATGTCTTCGTTAATGCTGGTTGCTTCATATTCCACGCCATTAAATTCAACAATCACGGCGGCAACGTATTTAATAATCGACATAATTTTTCCTATAAATAAAGGTCAATGCGGGCGGCAAACACATGCAAGCCGTTGACCACATCGGTGGGAATGACTGAATCCAAACGGTTTGGATCTTGCAAATTGTCTTGCACCAGCAGCTGCGCTTTGTTTGCTTCCACTTCCTCAACAATTTCCAATTCCTCACATTTGTACAGCACATCAAGCAGCTCACCGCGCACGGCAGCGGCCACGCGTTTGGTCTTTTTGTCACGCGGAAAGCGCAGGCTGATGCGGTCAATACAGGCCTTACGCACATAGTCAAGCGTGCGGATGGTGGTAATGTCCAGCAGGCTAATGTCATCTGTGCCAGCGGCGTTTTTGGTGTAAGTGCTAATCGCGCGGACAATTTGTACTTTGTCTCCCGCGCCCACTTCAAGCGGGCTTAAGCCATGCGCCAGCGCAACTTCTTGTTCCATGCGGCCTGCGCGGTCGGTGATGGCGTTGGATAAAATCCCTTTGAGCCACAATGTATTGAGCGGGCGGGCGGGGTCCTCTTCGCTCGCAATCACACCAGCGTAAGCGGCGGCGATTTTGTGCACTTCATTGGGGGCGTTTTTAAGCCATGCCATGGTGATGCGCCCCGCGTTTAATGCGGCGGTTAACGCTGAGCCCGTGGCAACAGAGCCAATAAACGCGCTGGCGGCAATTGCGCCGCGCTGCTCAAGCGGGTGTGAGACCGCGTCTAAGTGGTCACGCAAAAGGGTTAAATCGGCCTGCGTGTTAGACGCAATCGCAAACACCTGATAGTCACCACCAAACACACTGGACAATGCAGTGGTGTAGTCGCCGTCGGCGGGAATCCCCATGACTTGCAAGCGGATATAAGGGTTGGCGGTCATGGCGGCAATCGCCATGTCATACGCTGGGCTCTCACCAAACAGGCTCAATGCTGAGTCACCATCAAACACCCAATAGGGTGTGTACGGTTCAGCAGCGCCCAGTGCCATTGCACCAATTAACAAGGTGTTTTGCGCGTTGGTGGGCAGTGTGCGTGTGGCCAACTTGAGGTTAAACTCGGCGTATTTACCGGGCTTACGGATGCTGGCGGGCAACTGGTCAAAAATAATTCGGTTCATGCCTTACTCCTTGGTTTTTTCTGATTTACTGGCGGGCTTGATGCCGTCAACCTGTGGTTTTGTGTCCTCAACCAGTGCTAAGTCACCGTCTTTAATTGCGCGGCGGTAATACGCGTGGTCGGGGACATCAACCGCCACGTTTTCAATGTAGCCGCTCAAGTCCAGCATTGGCACGCGCACCAATGCGCTGGCCGCTTTGACTCTGAGCGTGTTGGTATTTTGTGTTTGTGTCTGTGTTTGGGTCATGCTCACAACCTTTCTTTTAAATTCACCACATCGGCCAACTTGGCCGACTCGTTTGTTACGTCATCATGATGTAGACCAATACGCAGTAAATCAGGCAGCTCATCTGCACGCTCACCGTATAGACCCTCAAAAATAGGGTCATCCTCTAGCGGCAAGGCTTGTTCACCGTGCAGCGTCTCCGTCCAGTAGGTGTCAAAGCTGCAGCCATACGCGGTCAAGCCGTGCGTGCCCACTTTGACGTTGCCCAACAATTGCACTGGGCCTACCAGCAGCTTTTTAATCGGCAAATCAAAGTCTTGATTGACCAGAAGCCGTCGCACCGCGCCAATCAGCTGATACGCGCCCACCTCCACGCGGGTGCCTGTGCGTCCAGCCGATTCACTGGCCAGATTGCGCGTGACCACAAACACCGTGTATGTGGCCGGAATGTGCAGCACCTCGCCCGTTGTGGTTTTGGCTTTGGGGTTTTTATGCCCAGCAAAACTCACGTACAGCGCGGGCATGGCGCTTAACACATGACGCAAGCCGTCCTCATCAAACTGCCCGCCGTATGGTTCAATGGTGCGCAGGCTTTTGCCCAAACCTTGGCGCAGCCGCGCAATGATGGCCTGCTCAACCGTTAGAATCATCACCGCCCCCAAATACGCTGGGCTTGGCGGACTTATACAAAATCACATCGTCCGCGTCTGCCGTGACATTGGCCGTGGCAATCCCAATCCCTGCTTTGCCCTGCGCCACTTGACCCAGCCAGCGCGTGGCGCGGTCGTAGCGCTCCTTGACTTCATCGGTGAGCGGCACCACGCCGCGTGCCAACCGATATTCGGCAATATCAAGGCACACTTCAACCAGCATCAATGGCACAGAATCTAACACCACGGGTGTGGTATAACGCGTGCCAATGTGGCTGTCGATTTCGGCGCTGGCGCTCACCAGCGCGCCAGCCAAACGGTCTGCATCAACCGCGCCTTCGTTCTCAACGTCAGTGAGCGAGATTAAATAGGACTCGCCCAAACGTTCAAACGCTTGCGCCTGCGTGGCGTATGAGTAGGCGGGCATTATTTTGCTTTCTGCTTGGCCGGTGCGGCTGGTTTGCCCTCAAGCGCGGGTTCAAGCGCATTGATAACGCTGGCAAAATCGGCCACCGCGTTGGCGCTCACATCTGGCGCTGACGCATTTTCTGTATCAGATGACTGTTCAGATGACTGTTCAGATGACTGTTCAGATGACTGTTCAGATGACGGCGCAGGTGATTGCTCAGGTGACGGCGGGTTCTCAGCCACAGGCGCTGCCTGTGCATCGGCTGTCGTCACCACCAGCCAAGGGTCGGCCAAGATTTGCGCCCATTGCTGCGCCGTAAATTCGGCTTGGCTCAACAGCACCGCTTGCGCGCCAAATGCCATGCCCGCCCGATAATGCCCAGCGGCCTGTGTGGAGTGAATTAAATAGTTCATACGTTCTCCTTCTCCACCCAAACGGTTGACAACACATCCACCACGCCGCGCATCACATTGCTGGTCGCGCCAATGGTTTCGGCCTTCACAATCACATTTGCCGCGCCTTCAAGCTCTGGCGGCACAACCAATAAGGTGGCTCGGATATTGAGCTTGCGATTGTTATCGGTCACCATGCGGCTCATGGCCACGCGTGCCGCTTGTAGGTTTTCTGCGGTCAATGGCATTTTTGACATATACGCGAGCTGGGGCAAGGTGTAACCAAATGCGCGGCGCGCTCGCACACCGTGGCGGTATTCGTCACGCATAAAGACGTTTTCGTCCGATTCTGTGTCCATGCTGGTTAATTTTGCGTCCATGCGGTTTTGATAAATAAATGGCTTAATCGCACGCGAGCAATCAAGCAAATACCACGCAGGCCCCGTGCCGTCCGCTTTGTTTGACTGCGTGCCAGCGGTTGATTCTGTGTCGCCGTTTACCGCATAAATCGGGTGGTCGTGGTCAAAAAATGGCTGGCCGTCGTGGCAAACTGTCTGCTCGCCTTTGGCCAGTAATGCAAACACAGACTCATCAACGTGTTCATTGGCCGTGCGCCCCAATTCATTAAACAGCGGCGTGTACATGCCCACGTTGTCGTCTTCAATATCGGTACGCGCCACGCCAATGGAGCTTTCAAATTTGGCGTTGGCTAGAGAATAACCACTGGTTTTTAGGCGGTTCAGCTGGCGATCGCCCACCCATTCGCGCATTTTGGGAATATTGTTTAACCATCCGTATAAATTGACCGCGTTGTTTGATGGAACCATGGTGGCCACTTTTGACCACTGGCTGTCCGCCATGGTAAGGCCGTTTTTAAACGCGGCACTAAACGCAATGGCCAGCGTGCTTAATAAAGGTGCTGTAATAACTTTCATCGGGTGTCCTTTGTGACATTGTAAAATTTGACAACTTGATACTGGGTAACTAGGCTAAATCAGTCTTGGTGCAGCGGTTTTTCAATTACGCGGTTTTCGCCTTGGCAAAATCTGCCGCTGCAATCCCCATAGATTGGCACACCGCCAGCTCATTCGCAGTCAAGCCGTTGGCATCCGTTGCGCCTTGCGTGCCGTGGCTTTGTTGCCCCGTTAACGCGGTAATCACAGGTGCTGCCGCCAAAAAGCTTTTGAGCTGCGCCACGTCTTGCTTGCCAAGCTCCGTTGCCCATACTTTGGTTGATTCCAAAATGCGCCCGTCGCTTAAGCCTTGCGCCACCAAGCCTGCCACTTCATTGTGGGTAAGCTGGGTTTGTAATGTGGCCACTTGCGTTTGCAATGCCGCCATGGCCGTCACATTGGTGTTTGCGCCCGCCGCTTTGAGTGTGGCCAGCTCAGCGCCTGTTGCCTCCACCGAACTCGTAAGCGTTGCCACTTGCGCGTTGGCGGTATTGAGGTGTTCTTGCGCAGTTTTGTAATCAGCCTGCAGCGTGGCCACTTTAGTGACCACATCTGCATCTGTGCTGGTTTCTGCCAAGGCCAGTAATGCGAGTAATTCTTTTTTCACGTGAAGTCCTATCTGTTGATTGGGTTGGTTGGTTTGATTGGTTGGGTTTGATTGGTCGTGCAAATGGGTGAGCCTGCTTAACATTGCGGGGTTTAGCTCGGTCAAGCCCGTTAATCCCGGTGAATTGGTCAACGCCGCCATGTGCAACATCAGCACCTCACCCGTATTGCTGTCATAACTAAACACGGGCGAAATGTAGCGGTACTGCTTGTTCTTGATAAAGCCCGCCGCATCAGCTGTCCAGTCAAACCGTGCATAAACGCCGTCGCTGCGTGCCTCAAGCTCAATGGCCCAGCCAGCCGCTGGTGCGGGCAAGCCGTTAAACTCCGCTTTTTGCGTTTGGTGCTCATAATCAATCACCATCTGCTCAGGTACCGTATTCCAATAATTCACAATCCGTGCCGCGCCGCCGTCGTTCAGCGTCCACTGCATATTGGGAGCGGGTCTGCCATCATTCGAGGCAAAGCCCCCCATCGGCAGCAGCCGCACCGCTTTGTCCGCGCCATTGCTTAAGTCAAACGCCAGCGCAGCGTATTGAATCGTCATTTCATAACCCCTCCGTGTGTGCTTTGATAAACGCATTGTGCGCGCCGCCCAAAACAAAACCCACTGAGCCGATGTCAGTGGGTTGGTTGATTGTCATGTTGTGTTGGTTGTGCAGATTGTGTCACGTTGTGTTTGGTGGCAGGGTATACGCTGCTCGTTGGTGGCTTTTACCCCGTTAACGCCCCGTTAGAATTGTTCAAACCAACCAGCGGCAGCCGTCGGTAAGGCGCACACCTAAAAAGCCATCCTGCGGCTTGTTTTAACGCGCCAGCGCTTCAATATAATCGGCCACCGCATCGGACAACGCCCGCGCCCCAGAATCGGGCAGCACCATAAAGGGGCGGGCAGCCATTTTAGATGTGCCGTTGTTAAAAAACGGCGCGTAAGGGCTGGCCGTGGTTACCATTGCCGCGCCGAATATGGTCAGCGGGTAAATACTTCTAAACATATCGCCGCTGTCAAAACCAATGCCAGCCTTTACGCCGCGCCGCGCCTTTGATTTTAGCGTGGCAGTCTTTAGCCCGTCCCACGCTGGGCGGCCTTGGGCGGCAAAGTTGTTTTTGACTTCATTAAACAGCGTCTCGGCCAAGCTGTCCATCAAATCATTGGGCGCGCTCAAGCCGTGCGCAATTGCGTTGATTTTTTGCCGCAAGCCTGTGATGTCGATGTCAATCTGGATCATTTGCACACTCCTTGGTTTTGGGTTAAACTGGCGCTATTCAGGGCAACCTGTAGCGTATACGGACACACAATGCTAGTTGCTGGGTGCGTCTAAAGGATTCCGTAGCGCAAACCCCGCGAGCAACCGACGGGGTTTTTTATTGCCCGCTTGTTTTATATAGCAGCATGCCGTCGCGCTGCCGATTGATGTATTCTAACTGCTCGGCCAAAGAAAATGTATCGCGCGGCGGGAACACGGTGCTACCGCTCCAGCCGTCTTTGCCCCACTCAAACACGCTTAACCCAAATAGGGGCTTGCCGTCCTCGGTAAACTCATACGCTTTTATGTAGCGTCGCTTTAACACATAAACGCCGCCGCGCTGGGCTTGCCAATTCAACCAAATTTCATCGGGATTTTTAACCGCATCCGCTAGGATTTTTAAATACTGGCCGCGCCCATTTTTATCCGCTTTTAACGCCCCCGTTGGTTTGTCTACAAACAGCTGCTTATTGATGCTCAATGCCGCGCCCGTCACATCCTGATACACCACGCCTTTATCCAACGTTGCGCCAAATTCATTTAAAAACGCCTGTGCATACGCCTCTTCACTCAAGCCTTTTGGCAGCACATCCGTGGCCGATACTGGCGCGGGTTTGGGCAAGGGCGGGCGCTCGCCCAGCACGCGCCCATTGTCAAACGTGCGCGGCAATGTGTCCAGCGGCGGGGGCGTAAATGGCGTGGCGGCCGCTTTGCCCACATTGTAATTCCAGCCCACATCAGGCGTTGCCCCCACGGGCTTGCCATTATCGCCGCGCCGTTTTGGGTCGGTGTAGGTGGTGACTTGGTGTTTTTGGATTGTACCGTCGCGTTTTTTGACTTCCTGCGTCCAAGTACTCAAATGCTCTGCACCACTGCGCATATTGCCCGCCATCCCCTCGCGGTCAATGTCGCGCTGGCTTAAAAACGTGGTGGTGCAGTTGCAGCCAAAGCCATTTTGTGGCCCGTGGGTATCCCAAAACGGGTCGTCTTGGGCAAAAATCAAACCATCCAACGCCACGTGGGCGGGACGCGGGATTTTGTGAATATGGTGGTCATAGCGCCGATACGGCTTGAGGTGTTTAATCGCTTGCCCGCGCTGGTACTCAGCGGCGTTGTATGCTTGCGCGGCATTGGTGTGTAAAATCGTCTCCAGTCGGCGCGGGTTGAGCTTTTTACCCAACACCTCTCCAGCGTCGTCGGTTACCAGCCCACGGCCGTTTGTTGACCACCAGCCTTTTTGGTGCAAGACCTTTTCCATGGCTTGCATGTATTGGCGGCGCGTGGCTTTGCCCTCTAAAAACTGTTCTACACCGCCGCGCAAGTCTTGCAAAATATCGGTTTTCATGACATGCGCCACCGTAAATGCCTTGGCGTGTGCGGCTTGATGCACCTCTTGCCAGTCCATGCTCAACACATAGCCCTTGCTTTTAAAATACGCAAGGGCTTTTTCGGGAGGCAAGC